AACGACTTGCTTACCAACGTAATCGATATTATAGATCGAATATCCAATCTCGAGATATTCTGGCATTTCGTATACGCCATCTGATAGGCGAAAGATCTTCTCTGCAGGATATCGAACTTCTGCTGCGGTACCGTATACGAGTTTAAAGAAAAGGTCGACGGCGCGCTCTGTACCTTTCGCGCGATATAAATCAAGCGAGTTCTTGACGAGCAGCTTTTTATTCGTGGCAGTATCGAACTGAATGTTCTTCAGATACTTCTCTTTGAAGTGAACGATAAAGTCATCTGTCGTACTATCAATATCTCGATAATCTGGCAATCTTCGCGAGTGATACATCGGATTTGCATTAATTGGTTGATATTGAGTGATACTCGACATATATGTTGAGTTAGCAAGTTGATCCGCAGTGACTTCTATAATATCGTTGTTCGAAGCGATATACTGAGTAACAGTATTTCCAGAATAGTTGATATATGTTCCAGAATTTTCAAGCCACTCATAGTAGGCTTTCACAAACGCAATGAAGTTCTCTCCCTCTTCTTGGTAAAAAGAAGGAAATTGGCTCTGAATTAGTGGAGATATTCTTTTTTCGATATTCTTCATTATTCTCTAATCTGTTCAATTGAGACGTCGACGTCATTTTCAAGAATATTGAGTATCACGTTCTGAGTTGAAGTGATATCAAGCGTACGTGGTTTGGCATAGATTTTAAGAGAAGTACCAGTGTAATTCGTGATATTAAAGTTATTGATTCGAATAATACCAGTATCATAGTCGACAGTTCCAATGGCGAGAATGGTTCTATGTTGTATTCCAGAAGTGTTGACGATACGCATGATGCCATCACCATCATCTTCGAGACGACAGTTTGGCAAACCATTATAGGTGAATGTCGAAGAACTTACGACATGAATATCTCCGATTAAGTGCTCTGCACCTTTGCCTGGAACATCGTTTCTTAAAGGATTTTTAAAGTCAATCGTTACATTCTGACCAGATGATACTACGCCTGAAGTTGCCAACGATACAAGAGAACCTGAAGTCAACCTCGACAACAAACCGCCAGCGTCTCTTCTAAACCCTGGAATGGAAGTCGTCGTCAAACTTGAATTTTGACTTGAAGCAGCGGAAGTAGTGCTCGGAACAAGCGAACCAGAAGTTGACGTAGGAGTAGAAGTGACTGTCGTACTCAGTACTGGAGTCAGATACTTGACGAGTTCAACTTGAGTTTCGTTACTAATAATACTTGCTTCTGCGGCGTCGATATCTCGAATGAATCTCGAGTAGCGAAGAGTGCGACCAAAGTTATTGAGATTGACAGAAGCGTGTGTCAGAATAGAATCGATAACGTTCGTGCGAATGTCTTCTGGATTTAAACCTGTTAAGTTGATATTATATTTGATATTTGTGTTCACATACAGATATGTGTAATCAGGAGAAACAAAGAGCGGCTCAATTGCCACAGAAGATCTTGTTCTTAAAAACTTCTTATATTCCGCTTCTTTAATCTTTGGAAGACCGTCGACTTCATCAAGATCGATTGATAAGAAGATTCTGCCGTATTGCGGAGGAGTTGCATCTTCTCCTCCATATGCAACCACCGCATTGATTTCAGGAAAGTTTGCTTTCAGCAAGTTCTCGTAATCTTCAGAAGTCACGGCACGTTCTTGCGTAGTGAATGCACGAGGAGCGTTATACTTAATCGAGTTGAGATCTTCTGCAACTGCGCCATCTGCGGCAGCAGTAATAGTTTCAATGATAACATTTGGTTCATTGTCAATACGAGCAGTATTAATGAACTTAAATGCACCATTCGGCAGTTCTCCATTACATGTTCGATATTCAATAATGCATGCCGAGTTATTCTTTGGTTTTCTTCCAACAACTCCATCACCAAAGACGACTTCGTATGTGTCACCGATTCCTGGTTGTAAGAAGAAAACTTTTGAGTTTCCGTCATGACCGAAGAGTGATGTCGCTCTCTTATAAGTTTGAACAGTCGTGCCGTTATCTTCAAAGACTGTAACCAGCAAGCTTTCAAGATCCACTCTCTTATTACTAATCTTATAGATAAGAGGTCTATCATAGTTTACGGTATAGGTATCACTCAGATAGCTGCCTTCGAATACTCGAATCGGTTCGCTCTCGTATACAAGACTTGATCCTGACGGAGTTCTGTTCGTAATGACATAGTTTTCAGTAGTGCTAAAATTGTAAGTGAAATCATCGACACGTGAAGTAAATGATGTGCCCTTTGGAACGACGATCGATCTTTTTGCCGTATCTGTCGAAGTAATGACGAGTTGAATTACGGCTGATGAAGATCGAAAAGACCTCGGAAGATAGTTTAATTCTTTGGCATGCGAGATTACACTGTCGCGTAACTTAGCAGAATCGAGGAACATTTCATTGCTGATCATGTTCAGATAAAACGCGTTCTGATATGTGTTATATGAAAGCACATCAAGAAGAACGGAAAGATTACTTCCGTCGAAGTCGTAATCTTTAAATCTATCTTGAGATCTCAGAAATGTCTTTAGCGAATCCTTATAGGAATCGAAGTCTAATTGTGTAAGGACGATACTCGAATTTGCCATTATCTTACTCTATAAAGGGTTAGCTGGAGTGTCTGAGGATTAGCATTATTTATTATCTCATAATAGACTGATACTTCATAAGAATGTGCAAACTCGTTTGATATCACTAAGACGTCGATTATTCGTGCACGCGGTTCATATTTGGCGATAGAATCCATTACGGCATCCTTGATCAAATCCGATGTCATCACAGAGATATCTTCGAATAAGAATTTTCTTAATCCTCCACCAAATTCTGGATTAAACAAACGCTCTTTGGTATTGGTCGACAAGATATTACGCATCGATCTTCTGACAGCCTGTTCGTCAGTATGAAGGGCGAGTCTCTTATTCTGAGGATGAATATTGAAATTGTTATAGAAGTCAGTAAACACAGGATCACGCTGTGTTGTTTTCCTTGTCGTGAGTGCGTCTATTCTGTCTACCATACTACCCTACTTTATCTTATTTATAATGATTATATGATTGTTTGTACTACTTGATAGTTTTCAATGGAAGAATTCGGAACATCGTCAGCGAGAAGCTCAACTTGTCCTGTAAAGGCAAAGGTTTGATAATCTTCGTTACTACCGACGGCATCGAGAGCAGGACCAGCCGATCGAGTAAACGTATATTGTGTGATAATGCCGCTGACTTTGTTTGTTTCACGATACGATACTAGTTTATTATTTCCGTCATATACAAAATTATTCATTAGCATCTCGTCATCTTCATACTGAACAACGTTTCCAGCGCTAAGAGTAGTAACGCCTGGTTCTGGAACAATAAACGGCGGAGGAGTTGGAGGATTTAAATCTCCATAAGAAGTCACTTCAGGTGTCGGAGCACTGATATCCGTAAAAAAATATCCATTCTCAGAAATCATATATTCGTTTGTCATGCTGGTTTTGCCCATTGCGGAGACACTTCAGGATTCGGTTCTAAGCCGTACTTCGTTCGACGCACTTCAATACAATTCGGAATTAACTTGAGGATTGCATCTGGAATACCAAATATCGGTTTTAAAATGATATTTAATACTACACAAATCGACACCTTTCCGCGACAAATATCAATGATCAACTTGATAGTCGTTATAATTTTCTTGACGATTGGAAACTGATTCAAAATCCAGCCCGGTGCTTTGAGTATGATATCGTGTATCTTAGCAATTAGATCTGTTTGAAAGAATCTTTTAATCTTTTCCATGGCATCATCAAACGCATCTTCAATTCGATGCCATAGTTCTTCTTTTGAATGAATCGTTTCTTTCTTCTTACGCAACTCTACGTTAAACCCAATTAGATTGCCGAGTGTACCAAAGAGTGGGATCGGTAGATTCAAGACAAAATCTATCAGTTCGCCTAATATCTTTTCACCAAGATCTTCGAATGCCTTTCCAGATAATACGTCTTCTTTGGCTTTCTTAATTTTCTGCTTAAACTCTTCATATTTCAGTTTTAACTGTTCTTTAATCGACTTCGTAGGATCAATAAATGTACCAAGTTTTTTAATGATAGGACCGATAATAGGAATTTTAGTCAGTAAGCTGATCAATGCATTGATGCATGCACCAATAAAATCACTCAAGAGTTCTTTCATCCAACGCAAAGCTTTTTGCCAGAATTCTTCTGCCTCATGTTCAGGGCTTTTGATGCCGAGAGTTCCGTCATATTTACCGTCTTCACCGAAAAACTTCTTGATTGACTCGATGTCTTCTGCAATCGCAGCTTTAATCTTGACTTTGCCTTCCTTGGTAAACAAGTCTTTGACTACTGGCTGATAACGAACTGGATTTCCAGCCGCATCTATTAAAGTCACGGCAGTAATGAATGGAATCGGAATAGTAAGTGGGTTCGGAATGCCAAGAATGCTAATAATCTTCAATAGAGCTTCGACGATCTTCTTTTGAAAGAATACATCAATCTCTTTCATAAACTCACGAACTTTGTATTTCATCTCTTGTTCTTTTGACTTAATCTTCTTAAAGACATCCGTCATTAAAATGCCAGTAATATCATCGACTAGCTTTTCGATATCGCGAATAGCCTGAATCAGTTCCTTGCCGCACTCGTCTTGAATAAACTTTGCTTGCAGTTTAAGCTGACTAATGATCTTTGAAATGCCTACGAAGTAATCTTCCATTTGACGGAAAGATATTTGCCCGTTCGGACCGCATTCTAAATTCGGAACTTCCGGAACATAAACTATCGCTCTCATGCATTGAGACCAATCAATGGAGACATCATATCAATCACACCTGATTTTGATATGACTTGTACGCTGCCGTTATTTGCAAAAATTCCTACATTACCTTGATTGGCATAGATGTCGACATCCGACTGTGCAGAGATCGTAATTTTACCCAGATTAGATGTGATCTCAATTCCTTGGCTACCGTCCTCTTTGCCTTGATTAAAGATAGAAATGTTTCCAAATGCCAGTTGAATATGATCTTTTACGGATTTCGTCACAATCGTACCATCTGGCAAAATCTCAATATAAGATCCAGACTTATGAAAGATCTGTACACGTTCAGATCCTGGAGTATCATCAAATTCTAAGATATGACCGCTACGAGTAGTCATCGTATTATTGAAAGGATATCTTGCTTTGTACTTCGAAGCGGGTTCAATGATTGATCCGCCTTCTCCATTAATGCGATTTTGTGTCTTTAATTCTGGTTCGCCCTGTCCTCGAGCATATGAAGATACGCTATGATTA